GTCCTGGGCGCTCGCACGTTTTTCGTAGACTTTGCCCCACCAGATGGGTGGAATAGAATACCAACAGGCAGAAACCCAACGCGCGCGCGGTTTGTAGTGTTAGTGGTCACTAACCTTACTGAGTTTCCCGCGGTGCACCGTCTGCCTAGGGAGTCGCTATGATCCAAGATATCTACGCCTGCTATGAGATAGCCAAATCGATCAAAGATGGGGACGAAACGCTAGTGAGTAACGAAGCACAGCGCATCGCCGATCTGGAGCAAAGAGTCAAAACTAAAATCAGCGATGACTCACGCAGGTACACCGAAGGCGACCTTACTACTCGCTTCGACCTGCTACTGGCGGAATTGGAAGAGGAAGAGGCGCGTAGCGCGACGGCGGACAAGCGCATCGCCGAGCTTGAGGACGAATCCGAGGACCTACAGCGCAGGCTAGATGATGCTGAGGATCAGGCGGGTTATCTGGCCGACCTGGATAAGGCGGCAAGCCAGCTATGGGACGTGATGGATGTGCGCGGCGATGAGAGGCTAACAGCTAGCGACACGATTGAATATGCGGTTGAGCACTTGCGCGATGTGGCAGCGCAGCGAAAGCGCATCGCCGAGCTAGAGACGCAAGTAGAAGCCTACGAAAGTGGATTGCATGCACAAAAGGCGCGCGATAAGCGATTGATCGAGGCGCGACATCAAGTGGTGCAGCTAGACAGGCTAGTCAGCAAGTACATAGCGATACTCGATGACCTGGGGACGCAAAATGACTGAGATCGCCCGCTGTCCGCGCTGCCAGAAGGAGCATAAAGCTTTAGTCGACGGGAGCTTGTGTCGGGCCTGTAGCATGGGGGGCTTTTGTGACTCTATAGACGCACAGACACAGGCCGAGGCGGCTAGGGCTTCGGCTTGTGAGTTCGAGCTTGAAAAGGCAATAAAACATATAACCGATCTTGAGGCACAGTGCACCGATCTACATTTGCACATCACAAACTTGCATGCGGATGCTCGCAAACAAAACGTGCGTATCGCCGAGCTTGAAAGCCGTACTAACGCACAGTGCCCGGTTTGCCACCGCTGGCACATTAGTATGCGGACACACGAAACCTGTCTTGTTTGTGTGTTGGGTGGCAAAGTGAATGAGCTTAAAGCCCAGGCCGAGACCTACATCGACGGGCTGAAGGCGCGCGACGAGATGATTCGCAAGCAGTCTGTTGCACTTACGGAATTATCCGGGTTAGTTCTCGATGCCACGCCCCAAGTCTGATCTAACCGCTGAGCGCTGGACGGTAAACACGGCCGAGTGCGCCCACGTGCTCGGCCTGGCGCCTACGTCCCTCGCGAAGCTCGTCGCTAGTGGGATGCCTAAGGTTGCAAACGGCCGGTTCTACCTCCCCATCGTCGTCGAATGGATGCTTGATCGCGCCAAGCGCAGAGCAGAAGCCACAGAGGAGCGCGCCGAAGCCATTACCGCGCGCATGGAACTCACCGAAGCCCAAACGCTCAAAACGCAGCTAGAAGCGGCCGAGAAAATGGGCCTATTAGTCGAGAGAGAAATTGCCGAACAAGCGATCATCGGACTCGTCCAAGCCTGTGTTGATTGCGTCGAATCCATCCCCTCCCGCGTCGATACTGACCCCTTTACGCGTGAGCGCATTACGGAAGCAGCTCGCGCAGCACGTACGGACCTGGACCTGGCAATTGTCGACGCTAGCGGAGAGTTACCAGCTCGCCCGGACGATAGCGCAGCCCCCACCACCTAGGCATCCCGGCCAATGGGCCGAGCAGTATTACCGCTTCGCAGAAGGCGACCCGGAACCGGGCCTATACCGCCAGTCTCGCGTCCCGCTCTGGTCGCTCGTGTTTGAGCTGGCATCGCACCCTAGAACCCGCGAACTAACCGTGGTGACTAGCAGCCAGCAAGGCAAAACTACCGCGCTTCTAATCATCCCCATGCACCGCATGCACGATGGTCCGCGCGTGCCTGTAATGTTCGTAGCGCCGTCAAAGGAACTCGTCAAGTCGATAGCCGAACGCTTCAGCGCCGCGGTAGCTCGCTGCGCACCCCTGTCTAGGTTGATGGCAGGCGGCCGACGCGACCGAGTATTCGAGAAATTCTTCGCCAGGGTCCGCTTCGGATTCGCTTGGGCTGGCTCCAAGATTCAGCTTCGCTCACACCCGGTAGGCATCGCGATAGTCGATGAATTGGACGCTTGCCCTGAAAATACCGAAGGCGAGGGCCATATCTCGGTCCTACTCGCAGCCCGAACGAAGAATTACATCGCAAGCCTTCAGATCAGTAGCGGCACACCCACGATCGACGGCGCCAGCGCCATCCAGTCAAGTTGGGAAGCGGGCAGCCGTTACGTGCGCGAGTGGCAGTGCCCACACTGCGAAGATTGGTATCAACCGCGCGCCGAACACCTCAGATGGCCAGACGGAGCCGATGCGAACCGCGCAGAGTCGCACGGCTGGCTAGCCTGCGGTTGCTGCGGCGCAACAATCGACGATGATGCCAAGCCGAACCTACTCGCCCGAGCGCGATGGTGGCCGTATGACATCGACGCCGATGGGATCCCGCAACCGTGCGCCGAGTGGCGTGATAGTGGTCTGCACGCCTCCTTTTGGGCCACCGGCTTCTTTTCGCCTTGGGTCACAATCAAGGAATTGCGCCGCAGGCTCTGCGCAGCCTACAGAACTAGGGACCCGGCACAGCTCCAACCCGTGCTGAATACCTATTTCGGCGAATGGTGGAGCGTCAGAGGCGACCGACCCGAATGGGAGCGCGTACGCAGCAAGGTGGGCACATTCAGCAAGGGTCAGAGCCCAGACTGGACGCGCGGTATCCTGCTTGCGGTCGATGTGCAGCGCGATCGGCTCGAATGGCAGTGCGTCGCGTTCGGAGAAAACTACCAGCACGCGAGCTTTGATTGGGGCGTGCTGTTTGGCAATCCTGAATACGACGATGTTTGGTTGGCACTGTCTGCGATGCGCACTAAGGCGTACCGCGGCCACCGTATCGCGCGATGTATCGTCGATTCGGGTTACAGACCCGGCTATGACCACTATTTACGCCCAGAGCACAAAGTTTATGCTTGGGTCCGGGGGCAGGCTGGATGGGCGGTGGCCTACAAAGGCAACAGCCAACAACGCGAGACTGCGCGCCTATCCAAGTCACAAGCCGATGGGATCTTGTTCCTGGTGAACCCAGACCACTATAAATCGATGATCTACGCCAATATCCGCAACGACAGCGACCAGTATCAGGTACCGAGCAACGTCGACGACGAATTCTGCAAGTCGCTTGTAAGCGAGGAACTTGTAGCCATGCCAGGCGGCCGCATGTTGTGGCGCGTGCGCCGCGGAGAGCCGAACCACCAGCTCGACTGCCTCGTGATGGGCCTAGCCCTCGCTAGCATCCTTAACTGGCAGCAATCGCCACCCCCACCAAGGCACGCCACCCCTAAACAGATCGATACCTCCTATGTACTGGGGAGATAGTTGGTACGACCCCCCGTCATACCAGCCATTTGTGTGGTAGCTACTCCCTAGCGAGTACCTTAAACCCCCGCACACGCGCCACATTGCAAACCCTCTTTACCTATCGAGTACAATACGCGTATGGCACTGACACTCGCACAAGCACAAACGCACCTAACGAACGCACAGACCGCGCTAGTCGCGGCGCGCAATGGTTCGTTTAGCGCTGGGGACTTCTCCAGCACCCCGCCAAGCCTTAGCGAGTGCCTTGCAGAAGTAACCTACTGGGAGCGCGTAGTTCATGGCCTGTCCGTCACAGCCTCTCCCTCGATAGCGGTACGCGGCAAATGGTCTCCTTAGATAACTGGATCGAGGCTATCTCCCCAGGCTGGGCCCTAAAGCGCGCCCAGTCCCGCGCGCGCCTAGATAACTACCGTATAAACACTGATAAGAATCTGCGCACTAAAGCGCTAGATATCGGCGGGCCAAATAACGTCGCCAACGCGCACCAAGCGAAGCTGCGCAACTGGGGTAGGCACCTACAACGCAACAGCCCCACGGTCGCCGCTATCATCCGCGAACTAGCGCTGCGCACGTCGCATTACCAGGTCGCACCGCAGATTAAAGATCGCGCCGGTAACCTCGCCGAAAAAGCGAACGCTGAGATCGGCCGCGCCTATCGACTCTGGGCAGACGTGGCCGACCACCAGGGCGCGATGTGCTGGGCGCAGATGCGACAGCTTCAGGGCGAGCACTGGGTACGCGATGGCGAGGTGTTGGCACTCACCACGCTCGGCTCCGCACGTGTGAGCTATGCCAGCGATATCCCGCTGACGATCCAGACGCTGGAGTCTGACTTCCTGCCGGTGGATAAATCCGCAGTAGACGATCCGCGAATCGTGCAAGGCGTCGAGCTGAATAAAGCCGCGCAAGAAGTGGCATATCATCTTTACCGCAGCCACCCCAAGGAAAACATCGCGAGCCTCGGTGAAACGTTCCGCATGCCCAAGGAGAAAACGATTCTCCTGCGCAACATCGTCCGCGCCGGACAAGTGCGCGGCCTATCGATGCTAGCGCCCAGTGACGAGACTGTTGCGGACGTTGACGACTATCTCGCGTCCGAGCGCATCGCGATGAAGTTTGCGAGCGCGATCGGCTTGAAAGTCACCAAAGATCCAGATTTTAAAGCCCCGGTGCTCGACTCCGACGGCAACGAAAACTTTACGTTCGCGCCCGGAATGACCTGGCGCGGCGCTCCCGGTGAGGATATCGGGATGCTCAATATCGACCGCCCTGGGAACTCGTTTGAACCCTACTTGCGCCAAATGCAAAGACAAGCAGCGGCAGGTGTAGGCGTGAACTACAGCGCGATGAGCAACGACTTTAGCGGCTCCTACTCAAGCCAGCGACAGATGCTGGTAACCGCGCAAGCCTGGTACGACCAATTGCAATGTATCCAAGTGCGCCAGATCGAAGAACGTGTGTATCAAGCCTTTCTGCAAGGTCTGACGCTAGCCGGACAGATGCCCAGCTTGCGCGGCATTGACGAGCGCACGTTGACGGACGTGGACTTTATCCCCCCGGCCATGCCCTGGATCGACCCACTACGCGAAGTGCAGGCCGACATCGCACTAGTCGACAATGCGCTCGAATCACGGCAAGGCGTGATCCGCAAGCGCGGCGGCAGTGTCGAACGAATCAACCGAGAGCGAGAGCAAAATGGCGAACCCGCAAACGCTACGCCTACGCGCGCTGCTTGACTGCGCCGACGCGGCCAAGCCGGTCCGCGTAGTTGTGAGCAACGACTCCCTAACCGCGCACGGTTACGTGCTCAGCCACGAAGCGGGCGCAATCGATCTCGCCTCGGGTGATGCGCCGTTCTTGATTTCTCACGATCGCTACAGTCTGCCAGTCGGCCGGGTGTCCCTAACTCACGACGCAGCCGCTAAGACGCTATACGGCGAGATTCGTTTCGGCGCGCAAGCAAGCTCCCTCGAGGCGGACATGCGCGCAGGCATCGTTACGGATGTGAGCGTTGGCGCGTCCTATCATCGCGAGGACGTGTCGATGATCGATGAGATCGTGCACGTTAAATCGTGGCGCGTCGACGAAGTGTCGGCGGTATCAATCGGCGCAATCGAAGGCGCCCAGGTAATTAACTCAAAACCAAAGGTAGTGCCCATTATGAGCGGCCAAGATCGCCTTACCAGTCTCAAGACGATGTTCGCGCCGTTCAAAGGCGCGGACCACAAAGCTCTGTATATCGAGTGTCTCGAAGACGAGAGCACCACGGCGGAAAGCGCGAGCGCAAAGCTTCTCGCACTGTGCGCAGCCCAAGCCAACGCGGACCCCATTCCGAACGGCACCGCGCGCATCGATCTAGTCGAAGACCAGAGCGATAAATTCATCACCAACGCCACCGCTGCGCTCCGCCTGACCGCAGGCGTTTACAAGCACGGTGACAGCGACGCGAAACAGGCAGACGCGAAAGCCGTTCAGGGCGCGAACTTGGGGCGCGGTGTATCCCTCTCGGAAGTGGCACGCGAACACCTGCGCTTGCACAACATCCCAGCCGCGGGCCTGACGAAGGGCGCGCTATTTACGATGGCGATGCAACCGCGCGGCCTGCCCCGCCCGATGATCGTGGAAAACTCCACGGTAGGCCACAACACGGGTGACTTCGCCAGTATCCTCGCTGACGTGGCCAACAACGCCATGCAGATCGGCTATGAGGAAACGGGCGAAACCTGGCAGCTTTGGGCGGGCACTAAGAACCTAAACGATATGCGCGCGCACAAATTCTCGCAGCTTTCGACGTTCGATGATCTGCTTGAAGTGCGAGAAAACGAAGAGTATCGATTCGGTTCGGTGGACGACAAAGCCGAGAGCATCACCCCAATCAAATACGGTCGTATGTTCGGCCTGTCTTGGGAAGCGATGCTCAACGACGATCTCAACGCGCTCGCCGCAGTCCCTCAAAAAATGGGCCGCGCTGCCGCGCGCATCGTCGGCGATAAGGTTTACGCGATTCTGACGGCAAACGCTACGCTCTCCGATGGTGTCGCGTTGTT